TCGAGGCGCTGTCTCACGGACCGGCTGGGGCGTCAGGCATTGCGGCGCGGTGCGGGCTGAACTCGCACCAGGTCAACAAGCGGCTCGGCGAGCTTGCGCGGGCTGGAAGGATCGTGGAGACGGGACGGCTGGTGGCGAGTGCGAGTGGGCGGGGCGAGAGGGAATGGAGCTTGACCAGCCTGTGATGGTGGTGCTGGTTCTCAATCACAACGCAAGGAGGTAGCCATGCCGCAGGTATACGAAGACATCATCGTTGACGCAGAGTTCGCCGCACTGATTCCGCCGCTGTCTGCGGAGGAACGCGCGCAGCTGGAAGAGAACATTGTTGAGCACGGCGGTGCTCGTGATCCGCTTGTGGTGTGGTCCAGCAAAGGAACGCTCACGCTTCTTGACGGCCACAACCGCTACGAGATCTGCAGGCGGCTGGATGTGCCATTCGACATTGAGGAGATGCGGTTTGCAGACCGCAGCCACGCAGAAGAGTGGATCATCCGCAACCAGTTCGGCAGGAGAAACCTACCGGTATACGACAGAGTAATCCTAGTTAACCGGCTCAGGGATTTGATTGCTATCAGGGCAAAAGACAATCAGCGTCAAAGTAAAGGAAGGGGCAAAAAAGGTTGTCAGATTTCTGACAACCTTATCGACACAAAAAAGGAAGTCGCAGCACTCGCTGGCGTTTCGCATGACACTGTGGCAAAGGTTAAAAAGATTGAAGCAGCTGTAACCGCCGGGAAGGTTGACAAAGAAACAATCGACAAGCTTCGGCATCGCGGCACTTCAATAAACCGCGTCGTGCGTGACCTTAAGGAACAGGAAACATCGGCGAAGCGAGAACAACAAAAGGCAGTCGCTATCGCCAAGCGGCAGGACGTTGACGGCCTTTATCTCGGCGACTTCCGCGAGATTGGTGACAAGATTCCCGATGCATCAGTCGATCTGATCTTCACTGATCCACCTTACGACCGTAAGGCAATCGAACTGTACGACGGCCTCGGTGAGTTCGCAGCTCGAGTGCTTCGGCCTGGCGGAAGCCTCATCGCTTACATCGGCCAGATTCAACTGCCTGATGCGGTTGCGGATTTGTCTCGGCACCTTCGCTACTGGTGGACATGCTCGTGCTACCACAGTGGTCCGTCGCTGCTTCGCATGAACGAATACGGCATTGTCAACGGCTGGAAGCCAATGCTGTGGTTCGTCAAGGAGACTCGCGCAGACAAGACGACGTTCATCAACGACGTCGCAACGGGAAGCCGTGAAAAGTCTCATCACGAATGGCAGCAATCTGAGGCAGAGGCTCGTTACTTCATTGAGCTACTCACAGATCCAGATGGCTTTGTAGTTGACCCGTTCTGCGGCGGTGGCACGACGCCCGTAGCTTGCATTGGACTAGGTCGGAAGTGGGCCGCGTTTGAGATTGACCAAGCGAACATGGCACGCGCCATCGAGCGGATTAAGGGAGTGCAGCAATGACCAGAGACAGACTATTCGGAAGCGACGTGCCGCTCCAGGCGTGGTGCAGAGAAAAAGGAAGAACCGGCGAGCTGCCAGCGTATTCAGAAGAGTGCGGGCTTGTGCAGACGGACGTTGATGCCTTTTGGCACAGGTACAAAACGTGCGTCGATAGTCTTGGCACTCGCGATCTTCAAGTGTTCAACGAGATCGAGTGGAAGACTCGCGGTGGAAACCTAACTGCTAGCCAAGAAGACACGTACCGAAAAAAGCACGCGATGATCCTTCCTTGCCTCAAGTGGCAAGGACAAGAGTTAGTCAACTTTGGAGTCACTGTTGTTCGTCTTAGCGACACAACGCCAGATGATTCTGAGTGGATCAAGTGGGGACGCTTTATTCGTGGCAAGCAGACAGGCATGGATTGGAAAGACATCACTGTCCAGCAGCTTTTAAAACTTATGCGATTTGACATGCACCCCGACACATTCAACGCCAAGCCTTTTCGAAGGCATCACAAAACCAAGAAATTCAATGTCGTCGAGAAGTCCTTGCTTGGGTTTGACGTTGAGCGTGAGTTGATTCACAGAAGTTAGGAGAGCTACGGATGGCCGGAATCTGGAAAGCTGACTTCGCGGCACAGCGTGAACGGCTGGAGACAATCGCCCGTCACCAGGTCCAGGAGCAGAACAGGACCAGCGACGACGCGATCATGGAGCAGTGCGTCGTGGCCTACGCGGCACACATCGCAGGCTGCGGGATGATGGGCCACACGCGGTGGAAAGAATTTCGGGCGGACTGGTTCAAGCACCACGGCATCATGGAGGAGCGAAACCTTGGCCGGTGAGTGGATCCCCTACGACGTCTGCCTGCCGCAGAAGCCGGAGGTGCTCGAGCTCGTGGACCGCACCGGCCTGCCGGTGGACCAGGTCGTCGGGCGGCTCCTCATGCTGTGGGGCTGGGCCTCGCTCAACAGCTCCGACGGCACGGCCCGGATGTCGATCCGGCTGCTCGGCCGTGTCTGCGGAGGCGACGAGGCGTTCTGGCGTGAGGTCGAGAAGGTGAGCTGGCTCGTGATTGACGCGGAGAACGGAACTGTGGCGATCCCCGGATGGGAGCGTCGGTTCTCTAAGTCCGCAAAATCACGGGCTTTACATGCAGTCCGCGCGGATGGTGCGCGTCAGCGCACTACCCCGTGCGCTCAAGCGCACGCCCCCGTGCGCTCCGGCGCACCAGAGAGAGGAGATAGAAGAGATAGAAATTCTTCTTCTTCCCCCCGCGGAGCTGCGCATTCGGACCCGCAGCCGCCAGGCTGGGACACGCTCCGCAAAGCGTGGGCGTCGGGCACGGGTCGTCCGTGGAAGCTGCCGACGCCGCCTGACCGGGTCGCGGAGCGGCTGGCGGAGGACGGCTGGTTCGCGAAGGCTTTGGCGGCGATCGATGCCCTGCCGCGGTGCCGGTACTTCCGCGACCCCGTGACGCTGCCGCAGCTGCTGGCTCCAGGCTTCGTTGACAAGGTGCTGGGTGGCCAGTTCGACAATCCACGCGAGCACAGGCCGGCCGGCCGGCTGGATGACCGGCCGCCGGCGGAGGGGTGGAAGGGTGAAGATGCGGCCCGCTTGGAGGCCACGAGACGACGACTTGCCGAGCAACTCACGCAGGAGACGCAGCCATGACCGAAACGACGATCGACTCCCCGACCGACGCCACGCCTGCCCTCACGCCGAAACAGGCGGCCGTGCTGGCGTGGATCCAGGCCAACTCCGGGTACTACTCGCCGACGGTCCGCGAGATCGCCCGGCAGTTCGGCATCGCGAGCCCCAACGGCGTCGCCTGCCACCTCGACGCCTTGGAGCGAAAGGGGTTCATTCGCCGCACGCCGGGCATTGCCCGCGGCATCGAGGTGGTGCGATGAGCACCGAGGACCTGTGCCTGCTGATCATCGGCCAAATCATCGCCGTGGGCATGCTCGCCCTCGGCATGTTGATCGGAGTGTCCCTCACGCGAAAGGAATTGCCACATGACCACGACGACGACACGGCGGCGAACGACGGCTACCGCCAATGGCTCGACCTCCACGATCGCCTGCGATGATCTCAGCCGGGCGCTGAAGATCCTGGCAGCCGCGGTCCCGGCCAGGCCGGCGAAGCCGATCCTGGCGAACGTGCTCCTCACGCCGGGGCGGATGACTGGCACCGACCTCGAGCTGCGGATCGAGACGGCGATCGGCTACGACGGTCCGCCGCTGCTGCTGCCGCACGCCCGGCTGTCGCAGATCGTGGCGTCGGCCGCCAATGCCGAGCAGATCGACATCTCCGCCACAGGATCGGGGACCGCCACGATCCAGGCCGACGGTGGCTCGTGGAAGCTGCCGACCGAGGACGTCGCGGAGTACCCTACGCGGGCTGCGGCGGACGACACGCTCATCGGCCGCCTGCCGGCGGACCAGTTCCGGGCGCTCCTGACGACGGTCAAGTTCGCGACCGATAGCGAGTCGAGCCGATACGCGCTCGGCGGCGTGTGCATGGAGTACGACCGCGAGAGCGGCACGCTGTTCTTCGTGGCCACCGACGGGCGCCGGATGACGGTGGCGGAGTGCTCGCTCGGCGACGGCCAAGACCCTGACTCGTCGTGCACGCTGGCTCCGAGGCGGGCGATCGACGTCCTCGTGCGGCTCTGTAGCGGCGTCGATGAGATCGATCTGCGGCGGACGCCGAGCGAGCTGGTGGCGACGGTGGACGGAACGACGGTCTACGCCCGGCTGATCGACGGTCGATTCCCGCGGTGGCGTGACGTGGACGTCACGCACGAGGTGCCGGCCAGCCAGGCCGTCGTCGGCGACCTGCTCCATGCCTGTTCGATGGCCGCGGT